GATAGAAGAGTTATTGCCTGTCCTGACCCTACGGGTAATGCAAGAAAAACAAGTGGAGTTGGTGTTACTGACCATACTATTCTTAGACGTAATGGTTTTACTGTTTTAAGTCCGAAAGCACCTTGGAAAATAAGAGATAAGATAACTGCTGTTAATACGGCTCTATTAGACGCAAATGGAGATCAGAGAACTTTTATACACCCAAGATGTAAAGAGTTAATAAAATCGCTTAGAACGCTTACTTATGCACCAAATACAGGTCTACCTAATAAGAATTTAGGTGTAGATCATGCTTTTGATGCTTTTGGTTATCTTTGTCTACAGCAGTTTAACCTTGCAAAACCAGAGACATTAGGTCAAACTTCGTTTAGAATATACTAAGAACTACCTAATTCTTACAATGCCTGGACATTATGGCTCAATGAAGCCTAAAGGAAAAAAGAAAAAGAAGAAAGGAACCAAAAAAAAGAGGTGTAACTGTGCCTAAAAAAGGACTTTATGCTAATATTCACGCAAAAAAGAAGCGTATTAAAGCTGGTAGCGGAGAAAAAATGAGAAAACCTGGTAGCAAAGGTGCTCCTACTGCTGCTGCTTTCAAAAAAGCTGCAAAAACAGCTAAAAAACCTACTAAAAACAAAAAATGACTGAAATTACACCAGAAATGCTTGATATTATCGAAAAAGTCAAGGGGAAGCGAAATCCTGCACTTTGGGACCCTCGATGTGAACAATATATGAGAAATAACAGTAAAGGTACTGTAAAAAAGTCAACAACAAGTTAAACTATTTATAAATACTCTTTTTTCTTAGAATAATGGCATTTTATCGTGGAGAAGAAGGATCTGTTAAATTTAAAAATGGATCTGGAACTACCGAAGCAGTTGTATCAACTACAGGCTGGACTTTAGACATAACAAAAGACACTCTTGATGTAACTGCTCATGGAGCAACATCTAGAAGTAATGTTGGCGGATTAATTTCTGGATCTGGAACTGTTGATTTTCTTTATACAGCAGCCAGTGGTAATGAAACTGCAAATTTATTAGCTGATGTTTTAACAACAGAAGATGCTGGTGATGCACAGTTTCAATTATTTTTAGATACTTCTGGAAGTAAAAGTATAAGTTTTTCTGGTTTAGTTACAGGAACAAGTTTATCTGCAACAACAGGTGATTTAGAAACAGTTAGCGTAAGCTTTATAACTTCTGGTGCTATCACCAACGCTGCATAATGCCTAGAAAAAAGGGAGTAAGTTTGTCCGTTGGGCGAGGCGAAAAGTCTCGGAAGGGAGGACTTACTGCCAAAGGTAGAGCAAAATATAATCGTGCTACAGGAAGTAATTTACAAGCACCTGTAACAGAAAAAAATCCAACAGGAAAAAGGGCAGCTAGACGAAAATCATTTTGTGCCAGAATGAAAGGAGTCAAAGGCCCAACAAGTAAAGGCGGTAAATTAACTCGAAAAGGATTAGCACTAAAGAGATGGAGGTGTTGACATGACTTTTGCAATTCCAGGCAAAATAAAAACGAAGATCATAACTTCCACTTCTCCAGGTGGAACAGATAGCCCTTTTACAAGAACAAGGGCTGTTTTAGATATGATGAAGAGTTGGGAAATAATGAAAGCTGTTACTGAAGGTACTGAATATTTAAGAGAAAATAGTGAAGCGTTTTTGCCATTAGAACCAAGAGAAGATTATGACGCTTATATGGCTAGAGTTAATCGTGCTGTTTTTAGTCCTTTTACACAGAGGTTAATAAGAGCAGCCACAGGTTTAGTTTTAAGAAAACCAATAACACTTACTGGTGATCCTTATTGGACCGAAATGTTCAAAATGGATGTTGATGGTTGTAAGTCAGATTTAGATGAATATGCAAGAAGAGTATTAATGTGTTCTCTTACTTATGGTCAAAGTCATATTCTTGTAGATTATCCTGCACCTTCTGGTGCATTAAGTCTTGCAGAAGAAAGACAGCAGAATCGTAGACCATATTGGATTGAAATAGATCCTACTAATCTTTATGGATGGAGATTAGATAGAGAAAGTAATTATGGAAATCTTATACAGGCAAGAATTGGAGAGAAGGCTGTATTGCCTGATGGTCGTTTTGGTGAAAAAGTTTACGATCAGGTAAGAGTTATAGAACCTGGAAAATATAGAGTTTTTCGTAGAAAAGATGAGATTGATGAAATGTATGATCTTAATGACAATTCTTATGCTGGAGAGTTTGATGCTACAACTGCTGAAGAAGATTTTAAATTAGTTGAATCAGGACAGTTTTCTTTAGGTGAGATACCTTTAGTTACTATTTATGCTGGCAAAACAGATAATTTAACAAGTAAACCACCTTTATTGGATATTGCGTATTTAAATCTTGCACATTTTCAAAGACAAGCTGATTTAATACATAGTTTACACGTTGCATCTCAACCTATGCTTGTAATGGAAGGTTATGACGATCAGACTAAAGATCTTGCTATATCTGTTAATTATGCAATGGCAACTCAACCAGGAAATAAAGTTTATTATGTAGAACCAGCCTCTAGTGCATTTGATGCTCAATCTGCTGAGATACAAGAGTTACAAATGCAAATGGCTACTTTAGGAATTAGTACGCTATCACAACAGAAATTTGTAGCTGAAAGTGCTGATGCGAGAAGATTAGATCGTGTTGATACAAATTCTATGCTGGCTATGGTTTCTATGGAATTAGAGCAAAAACTTCAAAAAGCATTTAATTTATCTGCACAATATGTAGGTATCGAACCACCAGAAGTAAAAATTAGTAGAGATTTTGATATTGAAAGATTAATCGGACAGGATATTACAGCGTTAACATCATTATTCGATCAACAGGTCATTGATAGAGATGAATTTAGAGATATTTTAGTTCAAGGAGAAGTATTACCATCAGCGAATGAAGCCAAAACCGAATAGTTTGGTAAGATGATATATAAGTACATACATTTTTATGGCTAAATCACTAGATAAAGTTCTGCAATCTGACGGAACTTATAAGTGGGAGCTTGTAGAACCAACCTTATCTGAAAAGATGGGTAATGGTATTGAAGCACCTGTTGCTTGTCCTGCTCCCGAACCAAAAGTAACTAAGAAAAAAGTTGCTAAAAAGAAAACTACTAATCCACTTTCTGAATAATTAATGGCACTCGAAGAAAAAGTAATTCAGCCTGAGTCCGTGACCAATGCTGAACAGCCCGTGGCTGAAACTACTTCACAAACAACACCACCTCAAACTAATCCTGATACTGTAAAACTACAGTATGAAGAACAGATTAAATCTTTAAAAAAAGAATTAGCTGCTAAAGAAGAAGATCGTTTAGGAGTAAAACGTAAACTAAATGAGGTTTATAAAGAAAAAGATCAACAACGGAAACAGGAATTAGAAGATCAAGGACAATGGAAAACTCTTTGGGAGGAAGCTAATAAAACTAACCAAGAAATGCAACAAGAAAATATGTCTTTGAAGCAAAGTTTAGAAGAAATGAAAACTTCTAATGAGGTAGCTTCTACAAAGACAACAGCATTAGCAGCTATTAGTAATCTTGGTGCTATTAATGCAGAGCAAATGCTTTCATTGTTACAGGGAAAGTTACAAAAAAATTCTGAAGGTAAAGTAGTTGTTCTTAATGGTGGGGTTGAACAAGATTTAAATACTTATATTAGTAGTCTTAAGAATCCTGGTAGTGGTTATGAGCATCATTTTAAAGCCAGTAGCTCTGCTGGAATGGGTGCAAAGCCAAGTCCTATAGCAAATGCTGGTGGAGGTCAACCTAACCCATGGAAAACGGGCAATGTCACTCAACAAATGCTAATATCAGAAGAGAATCCTCAACTTGCAGCCGTGCTCAAGCAAGAGGCTCAAACAAAATAGTTAATTTCCGTGAAATTAACATCCCATGTCCGTGACTAGGGTACATCCGTAAACATTTTAAATTTATTCTAAATGGCTGCTCCGTTTCAGAATTATTCTGGCGGTGTCCTATTAGCGGACATCGTTAAAAGAAATAATTTTAGTACTTACGTTTCTGAGGCAATCAAAGAACGTAGTCTATTTATACAGTCTGGTGCTGTAGTTCGTAACCCACTTCTTGATTCAAGAGCAGGTGGTACAAGAATACAGGTTCCAGAATTTAACCCTGTATCTCCAACTGAAGAGATTATTGATGGTACTGCTTCATGGGGTACTAGCAGTAATGGTTATTTAACACCTCAAAAGATTGGAACAGGAACACAGATCGCAACTATCTGTCATAGAGGTTTTGCGTATGCTGTTGATGATATTGCTGTATTAGCTGCTGGTGAAGATCCAATGGGTCATATCAGAAATCAGCTTGCAGATGCTATCAACAAACTAAATTCTGTTCGTTTATATGAACAGTTAACTGGTTTATTCCATACTGCTCTAAATGGTCATCGTTTAGAAAAGCAAGTAGGTGGTTCTGGTGCTACTGCTGAAGCAAACTATCTAACTGCTGCTACTGTTGCAGAAGCTCGTTCTAAGTTGGGAGAAAGAGGAGAAGAGCTTGATCTTCTTATCGTTCATCCTTCTGTTGCTTACTACTTATATCAAGTAGGTCTACTAACATTCTCAACATCTGCCTTATCAACTGGTACTGGCATAACTTGGGGTGGTGGTGGTGTTGGTGTAACTGATAGATCAATCGGTCAATTTGCTGGTTGTAAAGTTATTATTGACTCACAAGTTAACATCAACGACCCAACATCTACTGGTAATCGTCAGGAGTTCCGTTGCTACTTAATGAAGTCAGGAACAATTCTTGAAGGTGTTCAGCAAGATTTAGGAATTGAAGCTGAAAGAAACATCTTATCTAAGCAAGATGTTATGTCTGTTGATTACCACAGTGCTTATCACGTTATGGGAACTAAATGGGGTTCTGCGTCTGACAACCCAACAAACGCAAACCTAAGAACAGGTTCTAACTGGTCTGCTACTTACGATATTGATCTCATCCCTATGGTTGAAATCTTTGTTAACACACCACTTGATAACGGTCTTAAGTCTTAATTTCTATTAAGATTAAATTGGCAGTTGGTCATGCTAATTAAAAACCTCATCAAATATTGGTGGGGTTTTTTCTTTACGCTACAATAGAACTAAATTACTTTTTTCCTTCTCCT